CGATTTTTCGAAAAAAAGGCACTATTTTGAAAAAAAGGCACCCATCGAACAAAAACCGTTTTTCGATGGGAGCCTTTTTTGGAACCTTTTTTTCGAAAATAGTGTCTTTTTTTCGTAATTTCCAATTTTTGCAGTGCCTTTTTTATGAAATATCTGGGAAAAAATGGCTTAAAATTTTAATCTATTTTTTATATAAATGAGAAAAAACGAGCAAAAACGAGCACGAAAATGCCAAAAACGAGCAACTACAGCCGAATTATATATTTGTGAAAAATGTGATTATAACACATCTCGTTATTCAAATTATATCCGTCATATTGAAACCAAAAAACATTTAGAAAAACAAGGAAAAGTGTTAAAAAGTGTTAAAAGTGTTAAAAATCTCAAAAGTGGCAAAAAATTCTACTGTGAAATGTGTGACTACTCTGCCTCACAAAAGTCACATTATGATAAACACATTCGCACCAAAAAGCACTTAATTAAAATGAGCAACTTTTTGGGTGAAAATGTTGCCATAAATCCTGCTCAAAATAAGCAACCCAATGAAAAAACAAATAATCAAGACAGTGAATTAAATAAAATAGAAGATAAAATGAATCATAATATTGAATCATTAAAACAGCAACTAAATACCATTTTAGAAAACCAACATATACTTAAGACGGAAACCAATACGATTAAGAAAATGAAGTCAAAACAGAATATCATATACAACAATAATATTTCAATCAACTTTTTCTTGGATCAGTATTGTTCAAATGCGCAACCTATACAAGGGTTTATTAATAATTTATCGTTTAAACTGGGGGACATAATGAAAAACAATGAACTGGTTGAAAACTTTGTATCAAAAAAGCTATTGAAGGGGTTGGAAGATTTACCTATAACCGAGCGACCCATACACTGCACCGATCAAAAAATGAAAAATTTTCTGGTGAAAGACGAAAGAGATGGATGGGTAGAAGATGTGGCGATGGATAACAATAGTACTTTATATACAAAAGTAGACCAATTGCATAAAAAAGCATATATTGATTTTTACAATGAATACGATAAGGAAAATCCGTTGCCACATGATGGAGAACGAGAACAACTAAAATTCAACATATCTTCTCAAATTATAAAACAAAATGACGATGACATTAATAATAAAACTATTATAAAAGACATCGCTAAAACAGTAGACATATATGAAGCATTAGATGGAATCGAAAGCTTAGAAGACAAATAAAACACCCGCCCACGATAATATCGCAACATTTTTATTTATCAATACTTTCTATTAAAAAGTATTAATAAGTATTAATCATTTTATTAATAAAATATATCCACCCTACTAATCTATCTTGTGAGTTGCATTATTTACGCTATTAATTAATTCGTTGGAATAAATAAGTCCACCGGGCTTGTAAGAATTAATTGATTTATATTTATCGTTATTGCTGCTGCTTTTACTAGACTTTTTACTTTGTTCGGGTTCGGGCCCATTTTTCAACATTAAACTGTTTGGATTGCTATCATCACTTTTAGCTTTCTTTTTAATAACATTGCCAAAACCATCAATTGATATCCCTTGTTCTTTTTTAATAGCCATTCGTTCGTAATCGGGTATGTAATGGTTCCATGATATAAATAGTAGATTGGGATAAGTATATTTAATTATAAATCCATTGTCATCAAGTTTTTCCATTAAATATTGGGTGCATAGTTCAATGCTGTATTTTGGTAAGCCTAATATAAATTCGGGAATAACAAACCAACAACATTTCATATTATTGCGCTGTCTAGATGTTAATTTAATTTTGTGATGAACTCGTTGTAATATTTTCTGATATACCTTTGTTTTGTTACTATTGTCTTCCTTATCTTGTGTAAATAACTCGTCTAAGTTTAGTTTCTCTCTAAATATATCGTCCATAATTTAAAATTAAATTAGATAAAAAACTTATAATTATATCGTGTTAATATAATTATAATGATAAAATATGTTTGTTTACCATCAGGTGGCACTAAACTGATAGCATACTTGGGGATCTTAAATAAGTTAATAGAAACCGACCATTTAAACTTAAAAAATATAAAAGGATATTATGGAATATCGTCTGGTAGTATATTATCCGCTATTTTATGTTTGGGGTTTGATTTTAAAGAAATTATAAACTATTTTATAGAACGAACTTGGCATAAAATATTTAATGTCGACCAAATTAATTTTTTTAATTACTTTAATGACAAAGGGATAATAAACAAGCCACTATTTGGTAAATTGTTTGAACATTTGTTTAAAGCAAAAGGTATGGATATAAATACATTAACTATGTCGGAATTCTATGAAAAAACAAATGTAAAATTATGTGTATTTGCCGTAAATGCTTCTAACTTTCAATTAAAACAATTTAATTATGAAACTACGCCGGATATTTTGGTTTTGGATGCGTTGTATTATTCATCATGTATCCCTACTTTATTTAAACCCTATGAGTATGAAGGTGTTTGCTATTTAGATGGCGGAATGCATACAAATACACCGGTGGACATGTGTGTTAAACAAGAAAATATAAAACAAGATGAAGTATTGGTGTTAGAAGTGTTAAGAAGTGATACTTTAGATAAGCGTATAAGTGTCGATGATACTTATTTTAATTACATTATAAATATATTGGGTAAATTGCATGTGAATGGCACACCAGAAGTAAGTGCCGATGACTATGAATATCTTATAAAAATACCAACTCTTGATGATTATGTATATGATTATCATGAAATTACAACCTCTCCCGAAGCCCGCAACGCAATATATTTAAAAGGTATTGAAGTGTGTGAAACATATTTAAAGGCAAAGCAAAAACAATCCAATGAAAACAACAAAAACAAGGAAACAAACATCGCGTAGATATTGATATTGTTTACTGTTTACTTTTACATGCTGCAGATGAACGCAAGTTATCGCCTATAAATTCCGTTATATTTTCTAAAGTAGGCATCGCATCAAACTCACAAACAAATTCTTGCTCTTTATTATCTATCATTTGGGTATATTTCATAAATATAGAGGGGAAGCCTTCTATATTATCTTTGCCTACTAATTTAGTTTCTTCTGATTTAAAATTGTCATCATCTTCTTTTATTGTGTGAAAGGTAATGTCAAAATTTTTAAAAGAGATTTCTTTGTTTTTAACCTTTTCTTGTAATGTTTCCCACATTTCGTGCAGTTTCTCTCCCGTTGGTCCATCTTTGTTAGAATTTGGACACCAACAAGCCCAAAATAAATACAAATCTACACGTTTTCTAATATCTGCCTTTCCTATTTTATCTTGAACAGTTTTATCAAATTCATAATTTGCTTTGTATTCCATATCCACTAACTGGGGTTTAATATAGTTAATATACACAAATATAGCCGCGATGATAAATAATACTAAAATACCACCCCATATCATAAATTGTGTTTTTGATATGTTTTGAACTATTTGTGGCATTTTACCTTTAACTTTATTGACGAAATTCATTATATACAAATAATTACATTTTTTTACAACAATAATTTAACGAATTTAAAAGTATTGTTATTAACTATAATATCAATAATGATAGTTCTAAATAATATAAAGTCTGATATGAGTTGTTCAATAAGTGTAGTAGATATTAATAAGTCTACTACAACAAATGAATATTATAAAGAATTGTGGAAAGAAAAGTATTCAGTTTCACTGAATAAAAACAATAGCAATAGCAATGAATTTTCAAAAAACCTTGTTAAATATTTAAAAGGAGAAATGCTTTCTATTGAATAATAATATTTTTGATTATTTTATTATATTAATATAGTATATATAATAATCACAATGACAAAAACAATTAAAAACCCAAAACATAAACAAAAACACAATAAAACTAAGAAAAAGTCGAAAATAACAAGCAAAAACAACAAAAATAAAGTGTATAACGATAAAGATTTTAAAAGCAAGGATGGAATGCTGACAAGTGTGTGGGGTCCTAGTTTATGGCATTATTTGCACACCATGAGTTTTAATTATCCTGTAGAACCCACCGATGCCGATAAAAAATATTACAAACAATTTGTGATGTCGTTAAAATATGTATTGCCGTGTAAATATTGCAGAATGAATCTTCGCGGTAATTTAAAAGCAGTTCCTTTAACAGATACTGTGCTAAAAAATAGAGCAAACTTTTCCCGCTGGATGTATGATTTACACGAACACATTAATACAATGCTGAAAAAGAAATCTGGATTAAGTTTTGAAGAAGTTAGGGAGAGATATGAACATTTTAGAGCGCGTTGTAGTGAAACCTCTGTTAATAAGATTATGGAGGAATTAAAAAAAATAAGCAAAAACAAAAAAGAAAAAGGGTGCGAGACACCGTTGTATGGTCACAAATCAAAATGCGTCATTAAAATTGTTCCTAAAGAAGCAAAGGAAAAAACATTTCAAATGGACAATGCTTGCATAAAACAAAAAATAGAATTGTAATAAGTAAATTCACACTACTTTACAATAAATATTCTAAATAATTAACACATATTCCTATCATTATTGTTATTTAATTATTAAATTGTATTATTAATAATTAAATTGTATTATTAATTATTATTTTTTGGATTTGTTTTTCTTTGTTTTCTTTGTGTTCTTTTTACGATGCGTTTTGCGATGTTTTTTACCACCTCGTTGTTTTTTAACCGTTCTCACCGTAAATATTCTCCCGGTTGGTACCCTTACTCTTCTAGGCGAAGGAGTTTTAGGTGAAGGAGTTTTAGGTCTAGATCTAGATCTAGATTTAACGGTTTTCGTTTGAGGTCTGTGTACTGTTCTTACTGTAAATATTCTTCCGGTTCGTCCCTCTACTCTTCTAGGCGGAGATTTTTTTTTCTTTGATTCAGAAACTAATGCTTCTTCCATTTTATTTACAAACTCAGTTTGTGCATCCGTATCCTCCGCTGGAGGAATTGATGACACACGCGTCAGAGCTGGGGCAAACCCTTTTTTCGTTATAACAGCTTTGTATTTACCATCGCTATATCTACCAACAATACTTGCTGTAATACCGGTTTGCGTATCTGTAATTACAGTTCCTGGTCCCATAGAACCTTTTTTTGACATATTTATATATTATACAAATATTATATAAATTTAATACAAATATTATACAACTATTATGTTATTGTGTGATGTGACATTATCTGTTTTATTTTAAAAAGCGGAAAAACTGGTTAACATTGGGATAAATCCACCACTTCGTCCTTCCGATTTAATATGCGCGATTTCATGTGTTAATGCGGTAGGCTTGTTATGATTTAACATACGCGTATCAATATTTACCGTTTCCGCTGCCTTACTTACAGTATCTAATGTTTTATCTATCACATTCGACACTTCTGGATTTAACGAAGGTGTTTTCATACTGGGCGTCATTTTTGGCATATTTAAACTATCTTTAAACAACGGCGTGTTAACTTGTGGCATATTAAACTGTGGAGAACTGGATTGAGGTCCACTCATTTCAGGTGTAATCATTTCCGGAACCATTGTATTTAAGGCGGGACCGATTGTTTCATCTAAAGCTCCTTTCAAATCCTTACTTAAATTTTTATTTAGTTGAGGCATGTTTTTGTTTACCTTATCCATAAGGTTTTTCAATCCTTTATTAATTTGTAAATTTGGATTTTTCTTTACGGTGCGGTCATAATTATCTAGTTTTAAATTTTCTTCTACATCAAACAACTTAGACAACGATTTATTTAATTTTAATCCAGGTGTGGGTGAGTCTTTTTCGTCGTCTAAACAAGTAGGACACGCGGGGGTTACCACAGGAACGATCTTTGTTTTTAAGATATACTTGTCTTTTTCATCTCCTCTGTTGTCCTCTAATTCATCTAAATTATATTGTTTAATAGGTTGATTTCTTTTTAAATCACAGATTGCACGGTTTTTATTGAATGGGTCTATTTTGCAGTCGATATTGTTTAAATCATTAATGTAATTAAATGGATTGTGTGCACCCATGCTTTTGATGTATTGTTCGTTAAAATAAGCTTCATCTCGTGGACCGTATTGATTTACGTTATTTTGTTGAGAACTATCCGTATCTTTGGAGTCAGGCTGTTCTACATCTTCAGCAGGTGTATATTCTGATAAAATAGAAAGATCGCGATTTGGATATCCCACATTATTAATTGCTGTTAAATTTTCAATATCCAATAACAAATTACCGTTTAAATCCTTTACTTGCTTTTCAGAGTCGGTTCCATCATATTTATATTCTAGTTTAACTGTTTGATTTTGTGTAACTGGACTTCTTAAATGAACAATCATAGTATTTCCGTCGATAGTAACTTTGTTAGGTGTTCTGGAAGCACCGCCATCCACAGATATTTTAAAATCGTTTTTGTCTATGTTATCATTTGGGGAGAGATGTTCAGTCATTAACAGTTTTATTTTTTGTGGATCGGCATTTTCTACAACGATAACCCGAACTTTTGGATTGATATTATCAATTATATTATTAACAACTGGTATTTGGTCGATTGTATCAACTGTAATATCGTTTATTTTTAATTCAGCTCCACCGTTATTTTTACCTTTGTTTTGCTCGTATTTTACTAAAACAGTTTGATTGATTTTAATATCGGCATTTAATATTAATTTTATTTGCGTTGGACTCGTGACAATCGCGTTTTCTACTTTTTTAAAACTGTTATCTTCTTCAATAACCTTGTATTTAAAGTTATTTTTTAAGTCTCCAGGACTTCCTTCAATACTTGCGTCTTTTGCAAAATTTACAATTAAATGGCGTGGATTAGCGGTGTTTACTTCTATGGATATTTTATTACATCCTTGTAAACTATAAGGTTGTCCTACTGAATTGCAAGCAACGGCGGCTGGTGTTCCATAATAACCATCTGCACATTTTAAATCACGCACTTCAAAATCACTTTTCAAAAGTTTTTCACTTGTGAATTCATAACCAGTAACATCGTTGGGTCGTGTGCAATCAGTTGCAGAATTAGGTGTTAAGCTAGAAGTAGCGCAAAATCGAGTTTCGGTTTGGTCTTCTTGTGTAGGGCAAGCTCTACCACCATTCTCCGGTTGTTGTGTAATTTGCATTTGTCTTGTTTGTTTTAAATTTACACAATTACTCCATTCACCCCATTTATATTCACAATCTTTTTTTTGTGTGTTGCCTTCAATTACTTTTGATGTATAAAATGCTAAAATAGCAAATAAAGAAGCAATTAATATAAGTATAATAAAAGGTAAAAAGTTTTTCATATAAATTATAGTATGAAAAAAATAATTACATTTGGTTTGATTGTATAAAGTTATAAATTAAATAAGATATATTAATCTTGCTGGTATATATATGGTAAAAAAAACAACAACAAGAAAGTTGCCTAAATTACGAAAAATAAATAATAAAACTCGTAAATACATTTATAAAATCAAAAGTTCGTCTAGAAAAAGGCGACTTGCTATAAATGAAGGTGTAAGAATGGAAAAAAAGAAAACGGGGAAATCTATGAAAAAAGCAGCATTAGCTAAGAAAGGTCGGTTTAATATATTGCGTATTTATAGAAAAAATCGTAAACCCAAAGAATGTAAAATACTTACTCAAGACATGCGTTATATGGATCGTAAATACAATTTAGGTAAAACCCGTAATATTTGCAGAAAAACAAGGAAAAAATAAAGAAAGATTACAACAATAACTAACAAATATTAAATATAATGTATAAGATAGTGTATACATTATATGTTAAGTTATATGGAAAAAGATAGATTGGAGGTGGGGATTGATGAGGCCGGTAGAGGTCCTTTGTTTGGACCCGTATATACGGCGGCAGTTATATTTCCACAAGATGAAGAGTTTTTAAATGATCTTATTGTAGATAGTAAAAAGCTTACTTCACATAGAAAGCGATTAATGGCATATGATTATGTTAAAGAAAATGCGATTGATTATTCTATATTTGCGGTTGATGAAAAAATGATTGATAAATTAAATATATTTCATGCTACTTACTGGGGAACTCATCGTGCGTTAGACAAATTAACTGTAATACCCGAACACATATTAATGGATGGAAACAAATTCAAGCCATACGATAGAGATGGAGAATATATACCCCATACTTGTGTAGTAAAAGGAGATAACAAGTATGCTTCCATTGCGGCGGCCTCCATATTGGCAAAGGTGGAAAGAGACTTATTTATAGAAAATATATGCGATAAGTATCCTATATTAGAAGAAAGATACAATATGCGTAATAATAAAGGATATGGAACAAAAGATCATATGTCTGGTATAGAAAAGTATGGAGTTACAGATAAACACCGGTTTAGTTATAAAATCGTGGAACAATATTCTAATTTAAAGCCAGTGTTTTCTCTTAATTAAGAGTATCATAGGATAGGTAGTAATATCACCATAATACTTTACCATATTAAACATTAAATTGATGTCATATAATAATTAAACATGATATCAATAATAACAATTTTATAGCAAATTCACGACAAAATGGCCTGGTATGAACATACAGAACCTTCCTATGATGAAGTATTTGATGTAGTTAATAAAAAATTAAATAAAACAAATACAATAAACCGCAATGGAAAATATGATGAAATACTTAAACAGTCAATTGATATAGAATATGCTAAATATAATAGTTTTGGTTCATGGCGTGGATTTTATACATTTACATTAAGTAGTATTATGAAAATAGTAAGAAAGAAATTGTTAGAAGAAATAAAAAAGAAAATGGCTAGAAGAACAATAGCCAATTCAACTATAATGAAACTATGGGTTAATCACATATTATATCGATTACCGGATAAAGAAACGGGAGAGAAAAGAGGTTTGCGAGTAGATAAATGCGAAGATCATTTCAATAGATTACAACAGCAACAGCAAGAAAAACAACAACAACCAAATAGTGATGTTAAAAAAGAAGGCGGGCTTTACTACGATTCAGATGGCCACAGTTATATGGTATGTGGTGATTGCGAGCGAGTATGGGATGGATTAGCACAATGTATGTGCGATGAATAAACATTGGTATATAACCACACAATTAAATGATTAAATTGATTTAAAAATAAATATAATTGTATTTTTAATACTCATATCTATTGTATTTATATTATATACAACAGTGACCTCTTAGAAAACACGATGTATGTATTGGTATTTGACACAGAAACTACTGGACTAATTGAAAACTACAGGGAATCATTATATAATACAAGCAAATATCCTTATGTTGTGCAATTAAGTTGGCTGCTGTTTGATATTGAAACAAACAAAGTAGTTAAGGTATGTGATTACATATTAAAAGTGCCTGATGGCATTACAATAAGTAAAGAATCTTCTGACATACATGGAATTACCAATGAAATCTCTAAAACAAAAGGAAAAGATCCCAAAGAAATAATTGCTTTATTTAACCAAGATTTAAAAACAGCAGATGTATGTGTATGTCATAATACTCGTTTTGATAAGCGTATGATGCGTATTGAATTAATACGTCACAAATTTGTGGATTCTATTTACAAAGGAAACCACCAATGGTATTGCACGATGGAAAACTCAATCGATGTGTGTAAAATAAAGCGATATGACAAGTATATTCACGCAAGAGAAATGTTGGAAAGATGTCGTGATACATTTCAACTAGCACGAAGTAATGTATGTGTTACTTATTTAAATGAACTGGATACTTTAATATCTAACATGAAAAGCGTGGAAAAAGTTAGTTACAAGCGCCCTAAACTAGTTGAATTACATCACTATCTATTTAAAACAACACCCAATAACTTACACAATTCATTGATTGATGTCTTTGTTTGCTTTCGTTGCTATTACTACTTAGTCAATAATAAAGACATATTAAACAGTAATTTCGAGTTTAAGAAACAATTTAATGAAATTTGTGATTTGTAATGCTTAGTAAGTAATAAGTAAATATTAAATACAAGTAAATATTAAATACAAGTAAATATAAAAAGATAAACATCGCTTAGAATAGTAATAATTATATAATTTTTTATTGATTATATAATTATTTTTTATATGGTGTGATTTATATGGTGTGGTTTATGGATATGATTACGAACCACACATCAAACATTCTTCTTCTTCATAATCATCAGAACTATCTGTTTTGGTAGTCATTTTATCGGGTTCTACTGTAAATTGCTGTGGCGCTGCCTTGGCTTTTGTTCTTAGATAATATTGTCCTGTCTTTAATCCTTTCGACCAACTATAGAAATGCATGGTGGTTAGTTTATCATAAGTAGGATTTTTCATCCACAAATTCATGGATTGACTTTGGCATATAAACTTACCTCTTTCCGCAGCCATATTAATAATATGTTTCATAGGAATTTCCCACACTATCTTATATTTATCTTTTAATGCCTGTGGAATTGCTTTAATATTTTGTATGGAACCATTATCTTTTACCATTTGCTGTTTTGTGTCTTCATTCCACAATCCTGTATTAATTAATTCACTTAGTAAATGTTTATTAATAATCACAAATTCACCGGCTATTGTTCTTCTAACATAAATATTAGAAGTAAATGGTTCAAAGCACTCGTTATTTCCCAAGATTTGACTAGTGCTTGCAGTAGGCATTGGTGCTAACAGCAATGAATTTCTAATACCATTTTCTTTAATATCATGTTTTAATTTATCCCAATCATATCTGTTGTTTGACACCTTGACATTCCACATGTCGAATTGAAGAATTCCTTTGCTGGCAGGAGAACCTTTAAATGAACTATATGGACCTTCTATTTTAGCTATTTCCATACTTTTTTCAAGTGCGGCATGATACATTGTTTCAAAAATCATTTCGTTGACTCGCGACGCTTCTTCGCTATGAAAAGGAATATTAAGTAACGCAAACGCATCAGCTAGTCCTTGAACTCCTATACCAATGGGTCTATTTCTCATATTAGATGTGTGTGTTTTAGTAGTAGGATAAAAGTTAATATCAATTACTTTGTTTAAATTAGCAGTAACGATTTTTGTAATATGATGTAGTTCATCATAATCAAACTTGGGCTTCAATAATTCTGCCACTTTTGAGTAACCGCCAATTAGTTCGTCTCCGTCGTATAATTGTGGCACCGTTTCTACACCATGTTGCTTTTTAAATGACTCAAAATCTTCTACTTCAACCACTTCTTCCGTATAAGAAATTTTGTTTTTCTTTAGTTCGTTTTTCATCATCAAGCACCAGTTGCAGTTGTTTTTAGTGTAAACTTTAATGCTATCTGCTCCCGTATTTTTAAATGGATAAGTAGGAGGTTTCACAAATTTACTTAGCGCGATTGATGCTAGATTACAAACGGCGGTTTCTTTATCATCACTATATTCTACTATTTCACAGCATAGATTACTGCTTTTAATGGTTCCTAGATTTTTCTGATTGGATTTTTGATTACAAGCGTCTTTATATAATAAATATGGGACACCCGTCTCCGATTGACTATCCAATATTTTAAACCACACATCTCTGGCATTAACGGTTCGCATCCCCATGTTTTTTGATTCATATTCCTCATAAAGTGTTTTAAAATCATCACCATACGCATCAGACAATCCTCTACACGCATCGGGACACATTAAAGTCCATTTTTTATTTTGCTTTACTCTTTCCATAAAAAGATCATTTAACCATAGTGCGTAAAACAAGTCTCGGGCTCGGGCTTCTTCGTCTCCATGATTTTTCTTCATATCAAGGTATTCCATGATGTCTGGATGCCACGGTTCCAAGTAAATGGCAAAGCTGCCATTACGTCTTCCGCCTCCTTGATCAACATACCGCGCCGTATTATTAAATACTCGCAACATAGGAACAATGCCGTTGCTAGTTCCATTTGTTCCTCTAATATGACTACCAGCGCCTCGAATATTATGGATGTGCATGCCAATACCACCTGCCCATTTACTTATAGCAGCACAATCACCCAAGGTATTATAAATTCCATTTATACTATCGGATTCCATCGCAATTAAATAACAAGAACTAAGTTGCGGTCGTGGTGTTCCAGCGTTGAAAAGAGTAGGGGTAGCATGTGTAAAGTATTTATTACTCATCATATCATATGTTTCTTTTGCTTTTTCCAAATCGTCGCAATGAATGCCAAGTGCAACACGCATCCACATATGTTGAGGGCGTTCTATTAACTGTTTATTGATTTTAAGAAGGTATGCTCGCTCCAGCGTTTTAAATCCAAAATAATCCAAAAGATAGTCGCGGTCAAAATCAAACCAAGATTGGATGACTTCATGATTATTTTTTACAACATTATATAGTTTTTCTGAAATAATAGGTGTTTTTATGTTATGAATATCGGTGTTATTGTATAATTTTTCGATGGCTTGTAGGTAATTAGCGTCAACCATTTTATGATGATTTGAAATTAAAATACGACTAGCAAGCGTTCCATAATCTGGGTGGGTGGTTGCCATGGAAGCGCATTGTTGTGCGGTTAATTCGTCGATTTCTTGCGTGGTAATATCATCGTATAGTTGATCTATGATTTTTTGACAAAGTGATGTATAATTAACGTGTAACTTGCTTTTTTCTTGACCGATGGTTTTGATACGCTTTAATATTTTATCAAATGACACAGGTTCTTTATTTCCATTACGCTTAATAACACAATCTTCATATTTTTCAGACATTTGTAAAATAATATACTATTATTATTTTAAGCAGTTATTATTAAACAATTATTTAAAATAAGTTATTAAATAGCGTATTTGTTTTTTTTATCTAAATTGAAAATATATATAATGAAAAAAACATTTGAATATATTTTATTGGCATTTGCTGTTTTTGCGGTATTAATGATATTTTTTAAAAGAGAAGGGTTTAGCAATATGCAAAATTATCCATCTACATACAATGAATTGTTATTGAAAAGTTTTAAACCAGCCGGCAAAAAAGGTATTGATTCAACAACATATTCACAACAAGCAAAAAATGTCCCCAAATCAGAAATGAGTAGTTATGCACAAGTAACAAACAACATCTCTCCCAATTTGATTTCATCTCCTTGTGATGGAAATGAGCCATTCCCAAGTATGTGCTCTTCTTTATACGCAACATATTAAATTGACTATTTAATAATGTAAATATAAAATACATTATTAAGCAAATATTATTAAGCAAATATTGTTTGAATAAAAGCACAATGAAAGAAGTAGTATTAAATGATACAATAATTAAAGTAGGTGCAAATGCCGATGAAAACTGGATGTTGGTTGATTCCAATAAAGAGTATACTTGGCTTCATTTAAACTCATTTCCATCTTGTCATGTAGTGATTGAGAGTGCCGAGCCAACTCAAGAAGAAATAATGTTTGCGGCTCAATTATGCAAGCAAAATACAAAATATAGAAACTTGCGAAATCTTAAAATATGTTATACTACCTGTGGAAATTTAAAAAAAGGAGTAAAAGCAGGTAGTGTTATTTATAATAGTAAAAGAAAGGTAAAATATATAGTTGTTTAAATATTATTAGTATCTATTTTAATAACGATTTTGTTTTTGCCGGTGTTTTTGTTGCTTCTATTGTTTAAGTATGAAAAGTTGAAATTATCACTGGTAATATCTGTTCCGTCGTCATTAAATATGATCGGTTCTTCCGTTTTTATTTTGGATTGTTTTGATTTTGACAGTGATTTGGGAGGTGCTTTTTCCCTTTTATTTGGTTTTCGGTGGTCGAAACCTTCTTTGCGTTCTTTTATAATAGTGTCCCATATTTCAATCATTTTAGGTAAGGCTTTATTATACCATTTTTTATTTCTAGTTACTAATACAATAGATATGTCTTCAAGAAACCAATAAATGTTTTCAATCCAAGTTAAATCTTTGTTTTTATCCATTGTTTCTGCATACCAAACATCAAATTCAGATTTAGTTATATTTAATGGCGCGTATTCATAGATTGGTTCTTTATTGTCATAAAATCGTATCATAATACCTTTTTGCTTTCCATCAGCGGTTTGTGTAAATGTGCCGTCGTTGTTAAATTCGGCTTCATTTTCATAGCTTTTAAAGATGGTTTCCAAGAAATCACACTCATTAAGATCGCACACCTCCATTTGATGTTGCATCTGTACCCAGTAGTCTTTTTTTGGTATTCCAGTTAGTTTTCTACTGACAGGATTTTTAACTTCAACCAATCTCCCATATCGCGGGTTTCCTTTTTTTGTATTGATGCCATCTGGGGATGCTTTTAAGAAGTCATATCTATCGTGGCTAATACATCCATATTCACTTACCTCCGTATCATACATTTCTTCATAAATCATTAGCGATAATGGCTCGTATTTATGACCGTTATGAAATGGTGAATCTATATTAACTGTTTGGTATTTTTTCACATCAATAGGAACACATTTACTATATATTAAACTATTAATACTGGATTGTGTATCAAATATTTTCCACAAATTACTGGCAGTTAATCCGTCCCATCGAAATGTATACCAATCAGCAGTTCTTTGTTCGGGTTGATATTTATTTTTAATTTTAGTTAGTTGTTTGGTAATAATATTGTCGATTGGTTGAGATAAAACAACTGATTCTTCATACGAACGCGGACTACAGTGTTTCATGAAATACAAATACACACATTCATTTATTGTATCATCTAAATCGATGTCCAAATAGTTGATTTGCTCATTGTATATTTCAGATATTTGCGTATATATAGCATCTTTTACCCTATCTTCAAAATCAGAATAAATATAATCCATTACATTATGATTGACATATTCATCAATAAATATGTCGATTGTTTCCAAGAAATCTTCGTGATAGGATGTGTCTGTAAAATCGTCACTTAATTGAAATGAATCGTATTCATCTTTTAATTCAGGCAGATCGTCCATATGTGTCATTTAATTGTTGTCTATATAATATCATTATATTTACTTTATATCAATTTTATTAATATACACTGGTGTATTAATAAGATCGTGGTTTTGCTTATATGGTATGCTTACTCATCTTCAGTTGGTTTCGTTTTTTTATCTTTGGGTTTCTTGACATTGGGCATCTTATCTTTCGGTTTCTTGTCCTTCTGCTTTTTGTCTTTCTGCTTTTTGTCTTTATTTTTTATTTTTCTAGGAGCCAGTGATTTTAAAGTGGACACCTTTTTATCTAAACTTTTTATGGTATATTTCTTTGTTTGTTTATTAATGATTAATGCTGGTATATTTACAATTAGTTGTGTTTCAATATCATATATAACATCTTTCACTCGTTGCAGTTTCTTTCTATCCAATGCTTTTAATAAAAAACTTATTAAATTATTTTTTTCTTCTTCTGTATAATTGTTTTTCTCTGAGTAATCTTCCGAATACTTGACTAGTTTGTTTTTCTTTGTTAGTTTACTTAATTTACTCCAATGTTGGTTTTTACTTATTGTTTTTTCCTTTTCTAAAAATGATTCTATATTTGTTACTTGTGGTTCTTTTGATGATTGAATGTTATTCATTAACATTGTTTTATACTTTATGTTTTTAAGTTCTACACATTCATCATTATTCTTCATATACTATAATATAATTAATAAAGTTTATACCCTTTTTTATAATTAATTAACTAATAATTACCAGTTATTTGTTTAAATTGTTGTTTTAATATATATTATAATACATATGAAAAAATTAATAATAACGGGGAAATCAAACATAGAAGCAATACAGGGTGTAAAAGAAAAAAAACGAGCTACTATGAAAGACATTTCTGATAGCCGTGTATTTGATATAAAAACACAAATAGATAGTATTAAAAAAATATATGGCGAATGTGAGTTTCAGTATAAAGAGTTATATATAGGGGAGTTGAAGCGCAAATTATCTGGTTATAAACAGCAAGATATTAAAAAGAAAAAGTATGATAGCGATGGATTTATTAGTTTAAATGATTTAATTGAAAAAATGATAATTTCAAAGCATCAGTGTTTTTATTGTAAAAAGTTGTGCAAGATATTGTTTAATGATGTTCGCGAGCCTTTGCAGTGGACATTAGAAAGAATTGATAATAGTATAGGACACACAACAGATAATGTAGAGATTTGTTGTTATAAATGTAATATTAAAAGGGGAACCAAAAATTCAGAACATTTCAGGTTTGCGAAACAAATGAAAATAATCAAAAAAGAGTGATGCGCCACACAGCACAAACAAATAAACAAAAACAAAACAAAAAACAAATACGCTTGATTAATTAATAAATATTATGATTATACATATATATAATTATAATATGATGTATCATAAATTTACAAAACCGGGAGAAAAACTTCAAAAATCTCTGAAGCGCCGGGCGGAAACAAACGATACCGATATAAATCCCCCATCCAGTCAAGAAAATAGTCATGATTTGGGAGAGAAAGTTTCAACATTTCAGTTAAATGTTGAAAGGGGTTTCACATCAAATACTACAATTGGTGGTAAATACGGTAATAATAATAGGGATACAATAGCGAATCGAATAAACCAGCGCGATTTAGTTGTGCAAAGTAATGGCAATCCTTTTCTCTCCCAAAATAATTATATTAATGACTTGATGAACCAAGAAAAATATATAAGGCAAAATAATAATTTAAATACGAATTACTAGATAACTTATATATGTCCGGCTATATTACACAAAATAGTTTATTATTAAATAATTTGCTTAGTTTCTATAATAGAGACGGTAATCTTGAGAAGATTTTGCCTATTATTAATGGTGAATCAAGTATATCTTTAAGATTGATTGATTGGTTTGCTACTAATTATAGTAAAAAACATTTTACGGTTTACAAGTTTAAACATGAATCGGGTGGGGAGAGAAGATTTAAAGTATATTTGGAATACAAATTAAAGTTGCGTGCGTATTCAAAAAAGCGGTTTGATCCGTTTTGTCGTTGGGATCGAATCACAATTCCATACAATGATGGCACACATATTCAAACTACTATTGGTCAATTAAACTTTTTTAGATGGATATTGGAAAATAAGATATTAGAGTATATTGAGAAAAATGTAAGTGAAATTACGGCGGATATGAATAAGCGAAACAGCACTTCTAAAAATGTAAAGGGAAAGGTAGATAAAACCACGCGAAAAACCAGGGAAGAATTATCAGTTTCGGCGACTAAAAGTATTAAAAAGGAAAATGTGGAGATTATAGTATCTTTTGATTAGATTAGATTAGATTAGAATAGATTAGAATAGAATAGATTAGATTAGATTATACTTAAAGTTATTACAAGTATTATCAAACTAATTTAAAAACAATTAAATGATAATAATTATAAGATGCAAATTTTCGTAAAAACTTTAACTGGCAAAACGATTACCTTGGATGTAGAACCAAGTGATACAATTGAAAATGTAAAGCAAAAGATTCAAGATAAAGAAGGTATTCCACCAGATCAACAGCGTTTGATTTTTGCTGGAAAACAATTGGAAGATGGTAGAACACTTACCGATTATAACATTCAAAAAGAAGCAACCCTTCATTTGGTATTGCGACTTCGAGGAGGATTGTAAATATTATATAATAACTAACTTAAATATTATATAATAATTAAAGTAAATGCCAACGGTAGATAATAATAATATTGATAGACGGGCCAATAAAGGTGTGAATAATCTTAGTAGAAAAGGCCGTGCTCTTTTAGACTGGGTATTATGTGAGTCTGGTGCGGAAAATGTTACTTTTAACATGAAGGAATGTGCTCGTTTGTATAATGTATACAAAGATGTGTGTAAAGAAGAAGCATACGCAAAGAAACATGGCACAAAATAAAGCAAAAATAATAAAAAATATATTTTATTATTTTTTAATAATCGTATTATGTAATATTATGTAGTCAGGCTATTGTTTAGTTTGGTTTGGTTTGATTACTTAAGCAAATAGCCGGTTCATATTTTTTACTTCTATTTTATCTTTTTCTTCTGTAAACAACTTTTCTACAATCTTATCATCTCGTAACCGAATACTATATGACTTTTGTATATTTTTTCTCCCTACCCTTCCCAATGCTTGTATCAGTTTTTCTTGCGTCATATTCTGCAGATCTTTTGATAAATATCCATGACAAAACTGGTAGTTTGTTCCATAAATGTAATCCGATGAAGCAATAATGACATACAATTGCTGTGCTTCTGCCAACTTTTTCATAATATCAATGTATTTTACATCTGCTTTACTGCTAAACACGCCGATACCCATTAACAACAACAATTTCCACTCTTTATTTACATTTAACGATACAATATCTTCCACTATTTGTTCGTCTATATTACTAGTAAATAAATTGCCAGGTAGTTCCGTATGGGGATTCCATTTTTTGTAATGTTCTTCCCTGTTTGGTATGTATTCCGGACTTAATTCTATTTTCTTCATTTTCTTCATGAATTCGCCGACTTTTTTATTATACTCATTTTGTATTTTTACTTCTTTATCATTTGATCTAGCACTATCCAACACTTTATCGCTTATTTTATCGGTTCGCTCTTTTTCTTCTTTAATAATCGCATTTAACGCTTCTCTATATTCTTCGTTTGTGTCGATAATATTAAGCAAGTCAGTCAATACTGTTTCCGGTATATTTGATGCTTTTAAGTAAAACATCCCTATCTTTTCAACATCATTTGTCATAAATATAGTAGGTCCATCCGTTAGTGTTTTCGCATCACTTGTTGTAATTTTAATCATCGACTTGCCACTTGTCGTTGCCTTTCCTTTTTTGTATTGTTTAAAATCGTTTTCAGTGATATGTTTGCATAACTTTAAGTAATACAACTTAATAGAATGGATTGTAATATCGGAAATATTTTCAAAATATTCGCTTGGTTTATAGCGTGATTTGATATTTTCCGCGTGTTTTAGCATATACACAATAAATTCGGATGCTTGTTTTACATCGATATATCGTAGTAGTGTTTTGTTTTTTTCTACAAATTTAACACTTTTTTTAAACGCATGATAATCGTCGAATTCATCGTGTAGCACTACTACATTACCTTTTGTGTTTAATAATTGAATGGTTTTGTTACAATCATAACTAACTATATTAAACTGTTCTCCTTTAAATTTGCTTTTAAATGTGGAAACCATTGGATATATTTCATCGCAAGACGGCAAGGTAGCCGAAGATAAAACCACACTCGGTATTTTATTATTGTCCCAGTTTTTCTTCATTATGTTATGAAACAAGTGTTCTTTGTAATCAAGTGTAATGGTGGGTTCATCCCAATACCATAACAAGTCTTCTGGTTTATTAAATGCCATCATATAATTCATCGAAGGCAAGTATGACTGAATATCGGTTATGATGATTTTAACTTTAGCACCGTTGCTATTATCTACTCTAAATATACCACCGGATTTCCTATTTTTCACGAAATCAGTTACTGCGTAATAATGTAGACGAATATCATCCGGTGTTTCGCAACCAAACGCGATGGCAATTGGAATATGAAGAGCAATACATGATTTTGCCAATTGAAGACCAACATGCTTCGCTGCACAAGTAAATATTATTTTTTTATCATTAACTAACCCCAGTGGTGTCATTGTTTTTCCTGTTCCAGTAGGTGCTTGATACAATATTAATTTTGGATCTTGATTGTCTTTGATTAAACTAATCATTTGACGTTGATGATTAAACAAGCACACATCATTATATTGTGACAACAACTTGTTTTCCTCTATGTATTGATGTGAATATTTAATAAGGTTGGTTATTTCAATGCTTTCTTTAAAAGTATCCAATACATAATTAACAAATTTCAATAGTAGATAGTTTATGTGTTTTATATTTTTTTTAGAGAGTTGTAGTAATGAATAATAATAGTAACATTTTTTGGAGCCGCTGGATTGCTTGAAATACATAACAACTTGCTCCATCAAAAGGTTTTCAAATATATTTTTGTTTTTTAATAGCTCGTTTGTATTTATATTCCGTATCCTGATTTTATTTGCTTTTTTAATGCTTAGTTTTTTTATGTTGATACGCAGTTTGTATTTTAACTTATGTTGTTTTATAATTTGGTGGATTGGGTCTTCGTAAAATTTGTTATAAAAGTATTTGTGAAAATCTTCATAGTCTTCTACATTGATTTTTAGATATCCAATCAGTGAGTTATTGGGGTTTTCAGAAGCATTAATATTGCTGTGTGAGTTGTGTATAAATTTAAGTATATATAGTTCTTTTTTATGCACGGGAAGTTCAAGAAAATCCCATTCGCTTTTTGTGAGTTTTTGCTGAGTAAGATTCATAATGATATTAACCTGTGATAAGTTTAAGTTTGTTTGTTTGTTTATGTAGGTGGTGTAAGAAGGTAGGTATGTGTTATGTATGTTTCATGCAAATTATTATAAATCAATTTTATAATAGTTTGCTGAATAAATATTGTTAATTAAATATTTGCGAGTAACCGTATACTAAGTCAGCACTCAGTCAATACCGTTTGTAAGTAAATTATTATTTAAATAACTAGAGGGTTTAAATTTTAAAATATCGAGTTCATCACTAGTGGTGGGAAACTCATCTCTCCCATATATATCTTGAAGAGTTAACCATTCAAACAATCCTCCTCTATAAACAAACACATTGTAGAATCCTAGAGATACCAGTTGTTTATGCTTTTTATCTACATTTACATCACTATGATTTCGCCCATATACTATAATATGGATTGCTTTGTTTGTTTTTAATAGTTCATTTATTGTGTTTATTTCATGTTTGATATTTAAAGTATTTTTAATTAAACAATTTTGTTCGTAGTCTGGTAAGACATTTATTATAACAGTATTTTTGTTGTTATTTTTAATGATTTGTTGGACATCTTCAAAATTATATTGTTTACTTTGTGCTTGTCCCATATATGTTAATATACATCGGCGTATTATATTTAAATAAAAATACATTGTAATAATTTGGATAAATTAAGGGATATAATAATGGTTATAATAATAATTATAATGATGGTTATTATAATTATTTATATGGTAATTAAAATTTTATCAGTATCTTTCTGTATAACCATATACCGTATAATAATGCCCTAATGACGCCAGACCAGGCCAGGTAATCCGCTGTTCTATGGTGCCCTAATTATGCCCTAATGACGCCAAGCAAGGCATGGTAATCCGCTCTTCTATGCTTCCCTAATTACGCACTAATCACCCCAAGGTAATCCCCCGTTCTATCCTTTCCCTTATTATCCCTCATCACACACTTATCACCCCGTTCTATCCTTTCCCTTATTATCCTATAATCTAACCCTTCTTCCTATCACTATCCCCCCTCCCCTCTCAAAGTAATTTTTTCTTCTTTTTTACCCCCTCATGTTTTTTAAATTGTGAACCGTCTAAATCTATTCCCAAAACACTCTCCGCACCATATCCTACAAGCGTCAAACAATTAAAACCGTCCCTTGTTCCTACATTTATATTTATTATTTATCATCTTCTTCTTCTTTCTTCATTTTTTTTAACCAAGATATGAATTGATTTTGCGGCCCAAATGATCAATACCATTTGGAGCTATAATATATTGTTCTACTTTTTCTATCGTTCCCTCATGGAAATCCAAATCTCTGAAGCCTGTTTCTCTTTCGCATCCAAGAAAAGGTTCGCGCGGAATGGAAAATGTAAAAATATTTTGCTTACTCGAATTTTGGCTAACACCCTTATAAGTTCCTATGAAAGAGGATGGAACGTTAAAGTGGCGACTATTGTTTGTTACTCTATATTTTTTTCCTTTTTTAATATCATTTAAATTTATATCAACCCACATACCTTCAACCGTGGGCATACCGCCTCTTTTTTTACGCGTCTTTCTCTTTGTACTTCTTTTACTTCCTCTTTTTATACCCTTTCTTGTTATAACAGACTTAGTACATATACCAATCGCGATACCCTCTTTCTTAAATTTTTTTCTAACTTTCTTAATACAACTACAAAACTTATTGGCTATTATTTTATCGCCTTTCTTTCTTAAATTAGATTCTTTTTTTGGTATAGATAATTTATAAAACTTTAATATTTTTCTATAATCACTTGCTGAAAGTCCCATTTTCTTTGTACTATTTTTACGCGTTTTCCTTTTCATATATTTAATAATTAGATAATAATAAAATTGTGATTAATTTTATTATTTAAAAATCAGTAATTATAGATTATGAAGTTATGATAGCATTCCACTAAGAAACTTAGTTGGAGTATGCAAGACCACCCATACCACTCATGACGCGCAAGACGTTGTAGTTAGTGGCATAGACGCGCACCTTGGCGGTGGCGGTGTTTCCAATGGCAGCGGCAGAAACAACCAATTGAAGGGTTGCGTTGTCGATGCGACTGAAGTTACAGGTTCCAGATGGCTGGTGCTCTTCTGGGCGAAGGGCGAATGAGTAAACATTGATACCGGCATCTGGGGAACGAGTGTGATGTTGGAATGGTTGAACAACATCGAAGTAAGAACCTTCGCGTTCACTGAAACGGTCTTGTCCGTTAAGTTGCAACTTGGCAGTGACAACTGGATTTTCACCCCAGCAGTGCATCTTAAGGGCAGTTTCGGCAAGAACGAATGCACCAGCATCCGAAACACCAGAGGCTGCGTTACCGTTCAAGGCACCCGAAACATCTTCTTCGATACCAGTGTTGGCACTAGCAGACAAGTCTACATCATGAGCACCAGAATCGGCGAACATACCGTTGGAACCGATGACACGTTGGACTTGAGCATCACTGGAGAAGGCACGGATGGAGTGAGGAAGTGCATCCAAAGCATCCGTATAGTTAAATGGCTGAGCACCCAAAGCAGAGTGCAAGTCCTTTCCGGCAACGAAAGAATCGCAGTAGCTAACATTAACATCAGGTTGGACAACCCAGACAAGTTCCTTGCATGGGTGGTTGAAGTTAAGCTTAACCTTGTTACTGGAGGATCCGATGGATTCATCACCAGTGAATTGAAGTTGTTCGATCAAATATTCATGGGGATTTTGGGCCATGCGTCGGCGTTCATCCGTATCCAAGAAGATGTAGTCAACATACAAAGATGCGGCAACAAGAGACTTGCTGTAGGCAGCAGTCGACTTCAAGTTGGCAGTTCCGGCACTATCAACGGCACTGACAGCGAACAAGCATTCGTCCAATGGGCGAAGTTCGATGTTGATCTTGACTTCGTGGTATTGAAGGGCGATCAAAGGAAGGGCAAGACCAGGGTTGCGGCAGTACCAGAATTGCAAAGGAACATACAAGGTCGTTTCAGGAAGAGCCTTGCGTGGGGCGCAGACAGCTTCAGGGACCGAAGCGGAAGAGCAAGCAGTTGCAACTTCAGCGAAGTCAGGGTCGGTCAAATAAGTAAGTTGGGTGGTATTACCAACCATCTTGTTGTAACCATCTTCTTGTTCAGAAGTAAGGGTCAATTGGTTCCAGATGTGCATCCAGTCACCATATTGACGGTCGATGCGTTGACCACCAATTTCGACTTCAACCATGGAAACCATTTGTTCACCGGGGCAATCCAACCAACGTGCGTGGGGAGAGTCCGAAGAACTGATTTCGGGAAGAGTCACTTGAAGGTAAGTGCGGTATGCCAAGTCACCGTTACGGGAAACAGTGCACTGGACACGGCGACCGAAGTCGGCTTGACCATTGAAGGTTTGTTCAATGGATTCCATCGCGAAGTTAGTGTGACGACGGTAAGTAACCTTCCAGAAAGTGATCTGGGGATTACCAGTTAAATACACATCTTGTGCGCCATAAGCTACTAGTTGCATGAGTCCACCACCCATATTATAATATAGGTAAAGAAAAAAATTTTGTATTTTTACACAATTAAACTAAATTTATCGTATTTTACGATAAAATTAATTAGTAAGTATTTGATTAATGTCTAAATTTTCAACCATAAAGCGTTTTAAATACGATTCTAAATAAACTTCTTTTTCATTATTGTGCTTTTTTTTAAATACATAACAATTCCCGGATTTTTTAATCGACCAACCTTTTTCTAAAGCATTGTATAATAATGTCATTTTCTGCAATTTTATCAAATCAATATTACTTATTTCTTCTTTGTTAATTACCATATTGTTTAGATTATCCATTATATAATGAAAAATGTTTTAATAAATTATGAATTTACGAATATATGGGCGAAAAAGTATTGATTTCCTAAACAATAGTGAAAATTTTTAATTAAATACAGCAAAATAATATATATTATTGATGCCTAATTTTAAACCAAAAAACAAGAAAAAATTAGTAGTTAATAAACATTCAATAACAACACTAGACAATAAGCATGATGAAAAAATGAAAGAGTTTACTAAAATAACAGAAGAAGAATTGCCTAATTTAAAAAAACAAATGTCTACACTAAAAAAGAAATTAAGGTCATCGGATAATATGAAAATAGAAGATGTATTGGAAATAAAAGATACGATTAAAGATATAAAATTAAAAATCAAGGAGCTAAAGAAAAAGAAAAAATCGTATTTACTAAACAATTCAAATTTGATATTTGAGTATTTTGAAAAAAAGAAAAGTTTAAGTGATGGCAAAACGAATAAAAAGAAAATATTGCATTCTTTTTTCAGTAAAACAAGTGAAACCACTGATGTTAAAAACAATAGTAACACAATCGTGCAGCAATACTTTAATAATATTGATAATAAACATGTTGATATGGAAAATTATAAAATCAATTATGAAATATGTCCTAAATGTTCAGGGGAATTGGTTCAGGTAGAATCAGATGGAATATTAATATGTAAAAAATGTAGTTTTCAAGATAAGTTTCTAGTAGAGCATGAAAAGCCATCTTATAAAGAACCACCAAAAGAAGTATGCTTTTATGCTTATAAAAGAATTAATCATTTTAGAGAAATATTGGCACAGTTTCAAGCAAAAGAAACCACTCAAATACCGGAAGAAGTTATTGAAAACATTAAAAAGCAAATTAAAAAAGAGCGATTGGAAATTAAAAATATGGATAATAAAAAAGCAAAAGATATATTGAAAAAATTGGGGTATAATAAATATTATGAGCATATACCTTTTATAAAAGATAAATTGGGTATAAAACCACCTGTGATGAGACCCGAACTAGAAGATACATTATGTAATTTATTTATGGAAATACAAAAACCATATAGTAAACATTGTCCCGATAGTAGGGTTAATTTTTTAAATTATTATTATGTTTTGTATAAGATGTGTGAATTATTGGATGAGCATTCATTTTTGCCTTATTTTCCTATGTTAAAAGACCCAGTAAAAAGAATAGAACAAGATGAAATATGGAAAAAAATATGTAAAGAATTAAATTGGGAATTTATTTCAACTATTTAATTATAATATTTAAATTATAATTAAAATACGAATTTATGTAAGATTTTTATTGTTGTGTATGATTGTGTTGTGTTATGTAATTATTTACATACCCATTCGTGGGAAACCAACTAAGTTGGCACCGATACCGAATCCAGCACCTGATCGGGCAGATACACCCATAGCAGGGACATATGTATCCAATACTGAGAAAGTAGCGGCGGCGGTCAAAGAAATAAGCAATACTTCATCTAAGTTCAATGAACGTTTTGGAATAGCATAGGCAGCAATGGCAACCATCAAACCTTCTACTAAATATTTAACAACGCGACGCAATAGTTCTCCTAAATCAAAAACTTCTGCTATTTTATCAAACATATTATATAATAAATAAACAAAAAAAAACTTAAACAATAATGAAATATAATATATTATAATATGGTTGAAAGAGAATACCAACATCAAAAAACAGCAGACGGTAAGGTAAATCCTCACTATGTTGATTTACTAGAAGAAGATAAAGCAATTTCTGGGCAAAAATTTGTGTGCGTGTCTTTTGTTAGTCCTGAAAATACTTTGAAGCGTCGTGATTTGTTTATGTTTGAATCGTTTCTAAAAGATTATGATTTTTCTAAATCGATGGAGAAATTTTCGCAATTTTTAAACTTTTTGTCATACAAATATAACCTAAACTTTGAAACTTTGATGAGTGATATGCAAGAGTTTGTTAAAAGTGAAAAAGATGATTTAAAAACGACCGATATTTACGATTCATATAAAACATTTTTGGATAATCATGAAAATGAATTGGATGATGAGTTTAATAAGCAAAATAACTTTCAAACAAGTGTTAGAGGATTAAAGGTTCGTGGTTCTTATTCTACACAAGAAGAAGCAGAATTGCGATGCAAGTTGTTGCGAGAAGTAGATCCAAACCACAATGTATATGTTGGACCAGTTGGTGTATGGATGCCTTGGGAACCTGAAGCATATAAAACGGGTCGTGTGGAATATTTGGAAGATGAATTAAATCAATTGATGCATGAGAAAAATCTTAATGAAGCAAAGGCAAAGCAAGAATTTGAAAAGCGTATTCAAGATACCAAACGAAAGGCAATTGAAGAAAATGTGAAATTGGCTAGAGAAAGTGGTAATAAATTGACACAGCGATTGGATAAAGAAGGAAATTTGGTGGGTGTAAATAACACTATTGAAAATGACTTGAAAGAGTTGGACGACACCAGTTCTGAAAGCATTAAAAAGGCGTTGTTTGAAGGAGACAATATTGTTAGGAAAAATAAGGATTAAATAAAATAATAAAATAAACAAATACCTAAAAACAGAAAACACTATATTACAATAAAATTATAAAAAATCGTATATTTTTTATAATTAATAGCTAATATTTGGTAGTGATCGATTACCATTTATTTTTTTTTACATTGATAAGGGGTCCTTTCTTTTTTCTTGCTGCGTTGGCGTCATATTGCTCTTCTTCATCATCCGAACCCAATCCTTTTGACATTTCCCAAAATTCTTTTGCTCCCAATCTAAAGTCATTGTGTGATGTTGCTTTATACCAAAATATTTGGTCTTCTAATCTGTTTGATTTTGAATTGTTTGATATTACTAAACATTCATAATTTTCGGTGCATTGATCCATTACTTGGCAAAAACTTTCAAATGTAGCAAACATCCCGGCAAAATTTTCATATATTCGTTTACGATTATTGATATAGGGTTCGCGCAATATAAATGTATAATCTATATTTGTTCTAAGATTAGGAGGAACACCGAGTGGATACTGCATAGTAATAACAAGCATGATTTTCCAATGCCTACCATTCATAAATAAAAGCCGCATTAATTTATCACGAGACCATGTATTATCATATAAACAGTCATCCAATATAACAAACGCTCTTGGATCGATGCTTGATCTGCCGTATGCTTGTTTTTCTTTTTTTATTTGTTTTATCACTATTTTTTGCCGCTTTAAAATGTTTTCGATGATTGCTGTATTGTATTCATCGTGAATAAACAGTTTAGGAACTAATTTACCATAAAATCCATTGCCGGCTTCTGTTCCGGATATAACGGTACCGATTGGGATATCTTGATGATGATACAACATATCTCTTACTAAAAAACTTTTTCCAGTATCACGCCTACCAATTAAAACAATAACAGGACCATTGGAATCATCTAAATTAAATTTGATGTTCTTCATATTAAACTTTTTTAACTCTAAATTCATATATAAACCAGCATCATAAAATTTAATAAAGTAAAACGAATTGTATACAACAATAAATTGCAGATTTATTGCGGATTTATTGCCGATTTATTGTAGATTTAAGGTTAAATAAATGTATTACTAAATTATTAGTTTAAATATAAAATTTTAATTATCATTAAATCGTATGTTTTCTTTATATTATAAGAAAAATGATAATAGTGAATTGTTTAGTCAATTAAAAGACGCCGGATGTGCTGAAATACAAAACTATATCCCTATTTACTCTACTTTTTTTGAATTAAATAACAATAACTACAATTCAATCAACTTAAATAGTAAATTTTCTATTAAAAAAATAAATGAAACATATGATTTAAATCATTTTTCAATTGATGTTGAAAATGAAAGTAAGGATGTTTTTCATAGAAAATCTTTTTTTAAGTTTTCACCCATACTTAATCCTTTAAAATTCTTAACTGGAAAGTATAAAACACTAACAAATGATTCTAAATTAACTCCTGCGATCGATACTTTAATCTCACGAGGAGACATGCATTTAAAAAAAATACATGATAAAAACAATACATCATATGTAGATGGATTTTTTTCATATTTAAGTAGTAGTTTATTAAATAACCATCGTTTTGTATTTGGAAATGATTTTTATGGTTCATTTGTGTGTGTTCAAAAAGAGTTTCATTTAAATGTATATGATGATTTGGATTATCTGTATCAATCCGAACATTTTCATAAAACAAAAGATGTGGCGTTTAAACTGGATAATTTCGACACTTCTATTTTAGATGATGACACTAGAAAATATCGTGAAAAAATTAAAATGGAAGATAGTAGTCAAGAATTGGTATTAGATGATTTTAATGATGACGAGTTTGATAATGTGTTTAAATTAACTTCGGAAAATGTGGATAAGCTAAACAAACTAAACGAAATTAATTTGGAAAACACTCTGGTATATGAAAAGGTTAAAAATAAGGTAAGGGGTGATAGTGATTTATCAAGCAATGTTGATTCGGTAACGACGGGTTCAAATAGTTTAAGTGAAAGTGATGAAGAGGGAGAAGATGAGGAGGGAGAAGAAGGTGAAGAAAGCGAAGAAAGTGAAGAAGGTGAAGAAAGTGAAGAAGGCGAAGAAAGTGAAGGACGCCATAATTCTGATGGTGATTATACTGGTTCTGATCAGGGGTCAAGTAGCAATGGTTCTCTGGTTAGTTGTTCAAATAGTGAAATGTCCGAGTATTCTAGTTCAGCCGATGAAAATGTGAATTGTGTTATATATAATTTTCCAGTTCAAATAATATCGATGGAACATATGCATGAAACTTTAGATAGTTATATGGAAAATAATGAAATGAGTGTAATGGAATGGAAGTCGTGTTTAATACAAGTATTATTTACTTTGATAACATATCAAAACTGTTTTGATTTTACACATAATGATTTGCACACAAACAATATTATGTATATTGAAACCGAACGAAAATATCTTTATGTTAAATATGATAATAAATATTACAGAGTTCCTACTTTTGGTAAGATTTTTAAAATAATAGATTTTGGTCGTTCTATTTATAAATTTAAAGGCAAACAATTGTGTTGTGATAGTTATAGTCAAAAAGAAGATGCTGGTGGACAGTATAATTTTGAACCATATAAAAACAACAATAAGCCTGAAATATTACCTAATAAAAGTTTTGATTTGTGTCGATTGGGATGTTCTTTATATGACTATTTTATAGATGATTATAGAGATGAAGATGAATATGATAATGAAATCGTTCAATTAATAATAAAATGGACGCGCGACGATAAAAACCGCAATATTTTATACAAGAAAAATGGTGAGGAAAGGTATCCTGAATTTAAATTGTATAAAATGATTGCTAGGACAGTTCATCATTGCGACCCACACAATGAACTAAATAACGAACTATTTGATTGTTTTAAGATAAGTAGAAAAAGTATTAAGAAAAAGCAAATGATGAATTTAATAAATATAGATGAAATACCGTCGTATGTGTAAATGTAAACATTATTAATTTGTGTTAATAATGTTTGATTGTTGATTTAAAACGCTGGTTCGTTTGTAAAAATTTCGGTTGGTTTTATTGTAGATATAGGGGCACCGGCAAACTGTTCGACAACTAAGCTTCCAGATACAACAGATAAATACACTATAAGTGTATCACGAAACAATATTTTCATAGGTTTTGCTTCTTTTAATATAAATTTTGTTTCTAAATATTTTATGATAAGATACACAAAGGAAATCATTCCCGCAGTTATAAACACAGATTGTGTCATTTATATTTTTCAGTTATGTTTTTATGTATTATTTTACGCATTTATGCGTTTATTAATTAATTTAACTCTTCAATATCATCAAGCAATATTGGGGTATCTAATTTAATAGAGTTAGACAACTCACCAACATCATCAATATCTAATTTAATATTGCTGTCGTCAAATATTTCTAAATTGTCTTCATCATCATCATCTTCTTCTTCTTCTTCCTTTCTTCGTTGCATATTAGCCTCACTTATTTGCTCTAAGCGTTCAATAGTTTTTGGTGCTTCCACTTCTTGTTCTTGATTTGTTCCCATATCCAATACACTATCCATATCATTAAAAGTTAATATCGATTTGGTTTCGGATGGTGTTGTGGGTGCGGTTTCAGTTGTAGGTGTTTCCGACATACTGTCTTCTGTTTTCAATGTTTCGTTTTTTTCTAATTTCAATATAGGAGTTTTACTAAAGTCATCTGCATCTGTTGTTTCCGTTTTGTTAGGTTCGTCCATTTTTTCAACCGGTTCTTCTACCTCTTTTTCTATTTCTTTTTCACTTATTTCATGAACCACTTCTTCATCCACCGTTTCATCAATATAAGATCGCAATATTTTTTCAACTGGAATGCTACTTCTAATTACTTCTAAAATACTTTCTTTGCACAAAATTTCACACTCGCGCATATTTTTCTGATATTGAAGTGGCGTAATTATTTTTTCAAACAAATACACATTTTTATACAATTTTCTGGCAAATGTGCTATATACTTGATGAACAAATAACGACAATTTTGGAATATCTAAATCAATCTTTTTTTGCTTTTGTGATACACGAACACTTGTTAACACTTTTAATTGTGCAATGTGAACACATGTTATTAAATCTTCTAAATAGTTACATCCGGTTGTGCTAATTATTCTAGAACATTCATCTTCAATAATTGATTCATTCCATTTTGGAACACGAGATAGGAAATTTTGAAAGGTCATCAAATATTTATCAACTTCATCATTTTCAATACATAGTCTTTCCGCATCGTTAAATATTGATTTAACGCCATCAATAATCACTGGAGTTAATATACTTAATAAACGACAAGAATATTCGTTTTTAGCTTCTGACAATACATTAACATTATAGTCGTCCATTTTAAAATTATAAAATATTTTCTAAATCCATATTTTTCCGCATAAACACAAAATACAAAACATAGAAAATCAATAGTTCTTCATTTCTTATTTGCTTTCTGATTTTATCGAAATACAGCAAAATCAATTGATTTCCAGATGATTTTTCTATATAATCCATTAAATCCAAACAACTGTATCCTTTGTTATATAGAATTTTAGAGGTATTCATACATTTGTCAAGTGTGTCACAACTTTGTTTTCCTTTTATAATATTTTTTATTTTTGTAAGTTTTTTATACGACTCAGCATTATTATAATTGTCAAATAACATATTATAAAAATTTACATAGTCATTATTTGCTTGTGGCATAGGAATATAAATACAGCAAAAACGCGACAATATAGGATTAAGAAGTAGTTTTTTATTTTCGGCAATAATGAAAAAACGAGTGTTATTGCTGTATTTTTCAATACAACGCCGTAACGCAGATTGAGCGTCCATTGTTAATTTGTCAGCATTAAATAATATGATAGACTTAAACATTATATTGTTTTTGTGTTGAATGTTGGTTTTTGCGAAAAATTTTAATTGGTCTCTAAAAAAACGAATGCCTTTTCCATGTGCACAATCCACATACATAACATATTCTTTAATAAACCGTTGATTATTATCATATATTTTTTCAATAAAATGATTTAAAATGGTTCGTTTACCAACACCATATGGTCCGTGAAATACTATGTGGGGTATTTTTTTATTGTTTATAAAATAATTAAGTTTGTTTATAATAGGTTTATGAAAAGTATAAATATCTGTAGTATTATTATTAAAATTATACTCGATGGTATCGTTTTTAAAAAATAAATCACTCATTATTAATACATAATGTATTGTATTTATATTGATAATACATTATGTTGTTAGATTATGTTGTTAGATTATGTTGTTAGATTATTTATGCGACACTACTTAATGATTGTGAATAAGGATTATCGTTGAATGCTTGCAATAAATTAGGATCATATCGTCCAGTTTGATTTCTCTCCCGTGTGTTTTTTCCACTTAGTGCTCCATATGTTTCAACACTACTGGTGCTTTTGGGCATATTAGGAGTGATTTGAGATGGAACAGTGCTTCGGTTTCGCAAATTACTTACATTTTGATTGCCGTCAAAAATAGGTTGATTTCCTGCTTGAAATCTATCTACCTTTGATATAACTTGTTTATTTGGATTTAATGACGCATTGTAAGCAGTATTGTATACTTGTCCTTTATGCTGTGCGTTGCCAGCACTACTATTTCCAATGTAAGAACATGTAGTTGTATCACGGTTTTGTCCAACAGATTGATGCTCGGTATTCGAATAAGCCGCATCAAACGCAGTTCCCCCATGTTTTGTGTATTCAGTATTTTCAGTTTGTTCGCGAATTGTAGTTCGGGCAATATCCGATGGATTCCATACTCTGGAGTTGGACACACCATTTTTACCTCCGGAAGTGTTTCCAAGTGTTCGAATATTATGAACTACATTTTCTTTTAATGTTGGTTTAATTGCGTCTAAAATTGGAGTAACCATTGCATATAATCCCCTTCCTACAATACCCATTGCTTTAGTTTCACCAGTTAAAGTTCTTGAATTTGGGAGAGATTTGTATCCAGATTTACCATAATTACCATGTTTTTCGGTCCAACCATCGGCTCTTACGGCGGTTCCTACGTTTAAACTTTCTAATTGTTGTTTGGTAGAGCTTTGGTATTCTCCACTTTGATAAATACCGCTTGCGTTAGCCGTATCACCGCCTCCAAAATATTCGCGCGTGGTAGACGAGCGATTTTCAGGGCGAAATACATGTGTGGTTGGTGCGGCTGGTTTTTTCTCTACACCGGTTGTTGTAAAATACCTATCTGGGTTATTAATGAAAAAAGTGTCGGGTTTATGTTGTTCCACTTTTCCTAAAGAACCGCGAGGTCCTCTGCGACCAACATGTTTTCCTAACATTTGTCCTTTAAATGATTTTTTAGGATTACTATCTACTCGAAGTTCATCCACTGTTTTTGGTTTCCATGTATCTCGTTCTTGCATACCTGAATTAAATCCACCATCTCCTTCACTTGTAAATCCTTTGTTTAAGCCGGGTCCAACCTGGATTTCTTGCCATGGTTTGGCATTATTCATTTTGGAAGTGACATTGCCACGCATTCGCTCCTGCATAAAGTCAGATGTAGATGGCATGCCATTTATCCACTGCATATCTTTTTGTGGTTTAAAAAAAGGGGCTTCTGCTTTTTTTTCTACTTGTTGACTGCCAGACCCAGTATACAAGTCTAAAAGTCCATCCCTTGAACCCGAATCAGTTGATTGCGTAACTGATGAACCGAAAAATGGTTTCATATTATTGTGCTTAAATTCAAAAGCTTCTTTTACTTCTCCCGTCAAAGAAGTGTATTTATTATTGTAATTTTCGGTTTCACTTTTCACTTCTGCAGTCATTTCCAGTTTATTTGTATTTTTGTTTAAACCGGAATAAATGTTGTTGGTATATCTATCATCTCTCCCTTCCTTATTTTCAACAGGATAATTTTCCGGTGGGACTTTGGTATTTACTAAACCATCATTGTTTACATTTGAAGATCTAATACCACTAAATCCTTCTTCTTTTTTCTTATCATTTGATAAAATATACATTATACCTAAAGCGGCCATCGGTATTGCGATTTCTGCCATTATACTATATATAAATTATAATATTTTCTTTATAGTTTATTTATTATAATTTATTATGATTATAAATAAATTATAAACTAAGTAAATATGTTTATTGTATTAAATCTGTGCATGGTATAATGGGAACATGACTGTCCTTTTCTAATATTCGTGTGTTTAAATTGTTTTGAAAGGTCAAACATACATTTTCTTGTGGATTTAAGTGAAGAGGTATAGTATGGTCTTGTTGAAGATCTCGATACAAAAAACCAGGATGCGTTGCTCTAGATTGACCCGTTATTTCTTTTGCGTGTGTAGAAACCTTTACTGGATTTGTTTTAAGTTGTTTTGCCACCTTATAATGCCGCCCATATCGCTGTAATTTTTTATCTACATTTTTCAAGTCGCTTTCTATATCAATTGGATGGCCATTTGAAACGGTTTGAAGATTTGCACTCCATCCCATATGTCTTATTTGTGGATCATTAAATAAGGTAGGTCTATCTCCCCAACCCGGTGTATCTAAAACATATCTTCCAGGACCAGTTGATTCTTGTAATAATTTTTTTGTTCTGCATTCATCATAATTATATCGTGTAAAAGCCATTAATATATATATTAATTATTTAATTTATTTTTAATAAATAAATTAACCTACTATTATTTCCTATTATTTCATATTATTCCATATTATTTTAATGGGTAGTATGTTATGATATAGTATTTACTTTTTATCTCTAACATCTACTAAATTTTTTATTTTGTTTAATTGTCGTAACTTTTCTTGTATGACATTTTTAATACTAGTTATATCTCTTTCTAAATTTGTTTGACGATCATCTAATACCTTATGATTTACATTTAAATCCTTAACTGCTTCTACCAACAACCCCATTAAACTATTATACATAATAGATTTGTATTCACCTCCATTGTTTACCACTTCGGGCACTACCTTTTCTGTTTCTTGTGCTATCAATCCCATATATACCTTTTCTTTGTCTGGCAAGTCAGTTCTAGTATACGTAACGCCTCTTAACGCTTGTATCTTTTCTAAAGCGAAAGGAATTGTATTAATGTTTGTTTTCAATCTAGCATCTGAACTCATAGTGACAACCCCATTTGTATTAACATATTCTACCTGTGAATTTCCTAATTGTATTACATTGTTTCCTATTGCTGTGCTGCCATAACCAATCGCAGTAGAATTCATGCCATCCGTTTTAGCTAAATATCCTATTGCAGTTGAACCGGTGCCGCTTAAATCGATGCCATAACCTAATCCAGTTGAAAACTGTATAGATGAATTAGATATATCTGTAGATGATCCAATTAAAACATTGCCTTGTGGTAGATTAGCATAAGATGAAATCGCCTTAATCGTATCTCCAGTTGAAGTGTCCCCAATTATTATGTTGTCTTTGTTATACATCAATACGGTTTTGTTTAATGATATATCACCATTTATCACATTTAAACCAACTGTTTCTTCTGGTTCGTTTACCGAATATGTGTTTATGGTTAAACGACCATTCAAGTTTCTAGCATCGGAATCAACACCCGCAACTGTTTGTGATAAATCATATAAATCTTGCGATACACTATAAATTTTTTGGATAACGGTTTTAAAATTATTTTCACTTTGATCTGATATATCTCCCAATGTAAATGCGATTTCTTCTAATGTATTAAGATAGTGCGGTGCGTTTCCAATTAAATCGTCTATAATATGATGAATATCACCACTCATATCCGATAAGTCTCTAACAGTAATACTTCGCTCTATACTAATTTCACGGTTTAATTCACTTGAAGTATAACTTGATAAATCAGTAATTTTTGAATTAATTGTTTGAAATGTTAACGCACTTAAGTCGCTTATATTAGTTGAAACTTCCGCACTGAGTCGCGATTTCTCCAGTGATAATTCTGCAGAGGTGTAGTTGGATAAGTCGGAAATGTCGCGCATGGTTTCGCTGCTTAGATCACTGATTTCAGTAGATAGTTCAACACTAAGACGATTTTTCTCGAGCGACAGTTCGGCAGAGGTGTAGTTGGATAAGTCGGAAATGTCGCGGACGGTTTCGCTGCTTAGATCACGTATTTCAGTGGATAGTTCAACACTAAGACGATTTTTCTCTAAGGATAATTCTGCTGATGTGTAGTTAGAC